TGGTTATAGAATGTTATAGGGCAATGGACCCAGAAAATTTCTCAAAAGTATATAATGACAGTTTTGTAAAAAGATATCTTACTGCTGCTATTAAAAAGCAGTGGGGACAGAATTTAATTAAGTTTCAGGGTGTTAAACTTCCAGGTGGAATTGAATTAAATGGTAGAGCAATTTACGAAGATGGTCAAAGGGAGTTGGATGAAATAAGACAAAAAATGTCTTCTGATTATGAACTTCCACCCATGGATCTTATTGGTTAATAGTTATGGCACTAAATCCATTCTTTCTGCAGGGATCTAATAATGAACAGTTTCTTGTTCAGGATTTGATTAATGAGCAGTTAAAAATATATGGTGTAGACGTTTATTATCTACCCAGAAAAATATTTAAGACTGATGACATTATTAAGGAAATACAGTCATCAAAATTTGATGATGTTTTTATGATGGAAGCATACATCAATAATTATGATGGATATGCTCCAGATAGTGACATTATGACCAAGTTTGGTCTTAGACTAAAAAATGAAATAAGTTTGACTATATCCAGAGAAAGATATGAAGAATTTATTGCACCATTCCTGGAGGGTATTTCTTCTGGAATTAGAGAGGGTAGAATTACCGAATATACATTTGCAGATTTAATTACGAGACCCAAAGAAGGAGATTTAATTTATTTTCCACTTGGTGAACGATTATTTGAAATTAAAAGAGTTGAATCCGAAAAACCTTTTTATCAATTAGGAAAAAATTATACTTATGAATTAAGTTGTGAACTTTATGAATATGAGAATGAACTTATTGATACCAATATTGAAGAAGTTGATAATACTGTAGAAGATGAAGGATACATCACAACTCTCAATCTTGTTGGAACAGCAGTAACAGCAACAGCAACTGCTACAATTTCAGCATCATCTATCACAGAGGTATTTTTAAATAATGATGGTTCTGGATATACCTCTCCACCAAAAGTCATAATTTCTGATCCATCTGGTGGAATTGGAACTATTACAGCAAGTGCAATTGCCATTACTACTAGTATTGGTAATGTTCAATCTATAGAAAGAATTGAAATTACAAATTCTGGTGTTGGATATTTGACACCACCAACAATTACATTCTCTGGTGGTGGAGGAAGTGGAGCAGCTGCCACATGTTCAATTGGATCAACAACAGAATTCTCCGTTAATCAGATTACTGTTGGCAATCAAGGACAAGGATATACAGATGAACCAATAGTTACTATTAGTGGTCCTGTTGGATCTGGAGTGACTGCGATTGGTATTGCAAGTATTACCAGTGATGGAAAACTGAATTCAGTTAATCTCATCAAACCTGGTGTCGGATATACTGTGGCACCAACTGTATCCATTGCAGGATTCTCCACCGTTGGTTTTGGAACATTTGTTTATAATGAAACTGTTACTGGACAATCCTCTGGAGTAACAGCAAGAGTTAGAGACTTTAGAACTACAGTATCTCCATTCCCAGGAACTCCTCCATCCACAGATCTCAGAGTTTCACTAAATACTGGTGAGTTTTATACTGGAGAAGTTATTGTAGGATCTATTTCTTCGGCTAGATATGTTGTTAATAACTACGACACTGAAAGTTATGATAACCCCTATGACACAAATGAAGAAATTGAAACAGAAGCAGACGATATATTAGATTTTACAGAGTCAAATCCATTTGGTAGTTATTAATGTTAGGAACTTATTTTTATCACGAAATTATAAGAAAGACGATTATTTCTTTCGGGACGTTATTTAACAACGTTTCAATTCGTCACACTAAGAGTGATGGTAGTGTATTGGATGAAACCAAGGTTGGTCTTTCTTATGGACCAATGCAGAAGTTCTTGGCAAAGATACAAGAACAAGAGCAATTAACAAAATCAATTGCGATTACTCTTCCCAGAATGTCATTTGAGATGACTTCTATACAGTATGATCCAACAAGAAAAACTGGTGTAACTCAAACATTCAGAACTTGTGATGATGATGGAAATGCAAAAAAAGTTTATATGCCCGTACCATATAATATAGGATTTGAACTTAATATTTTCTCAAAGTTAAATGATGATGCTCTCCAAATTGTTGAACAGATACTTCCATTCTTTCAACCATCATTCAATCTAACTGTAGATCTTGCAAGTTCAATCGGAGAAAAAAGAGATATTCCTGTTGTTCTCGATAGTATTGATTTCCAGGATGATTATGAGGGATCTTTTCAAACAAGAAGAGCACTAATTTATACATTAAGATTCACTGCAAAGACATATCTGTTTGGTCCAATCGCAGAAAGCACCGAAGGTCTTATTCGTAAGGTTCAGGTTGATTTGTATGCAGATACAAATACCCAAACCGCAAAACGTGAAATGAGATACACCGCAGTTCCTGATCCAATCAGTGCAGAACCTGGTGATGATTTTGGATTTACTGAAAGTTGGGAGACTTTTGGAGACGGTAAAGAGTATAGTCCTACTAGACAAGAGGATGTTTGATTGTCATGAGTAATAATTATGATCCTATCGATGAAGCACTCAATACGACAAGTGACATTGTTGAATCGAAACCAACCCCCAAACCAGAGGTTGTTAAATCGAAAGATGTAGATATTGAAAAGGACTATGAATATAGTCGTGCGAACCTCTATTCCCTTATAGAGAAGGGTCAGGAGGCAATCAACGGGATTATGGAGGTTGCAGGTGAAGGAGGCAGTCCAAGGGCATATGAGGTCGCAGGACAGTTAATTAAGAGTGTTGCGGATACTACTGATAAGTTAATTGATCTTCAGAAGAAACTCAAAGATGTTGAGGATGATTCTAAAAAGACCACAAATAATGTTACTAACAATGCAGTTTTTGTAGGTTCTACTTCAGAACTTCAGAAAATGCTAAAGCAAGGTTTTCTAAATAATAAAGAGTAATCTACTTTTTTATTAATGAAAAAGTGTAAGCAGGGATACTATTACTGTTATACCGATGAGAAGTGCAAGCCCATTCCTCAGGGTTTGAAGATGACCGCTAGATTTTCTGGTGGTGGAAAAGAACCCGAAGAAACTGGAATAGACGCACCGACAAATGGAAATAACCAGAATGGCAATGGAAATGGGAATGGGAACTCTAATGGGGGTTCTAATGGGGGAGGCGTCAGTGAAGGAACCTTACACAAGTGGTTCAAAGGTTCCAAGTCTAAAGATGGCAAAGGTGGGTGGGTCAATGTCGTCACAGGTGGGACTTGCGCCAGTGATGAACCAGGGGAAGGAACACCAAAGTGCGTCTCTTCAGCAAAAAGAGCAAGCATGAGTAAGTCGGAAAGACTCTCTGCTGCTAGAAGAAAGAAAAAAGCAGATCCCGGACAACAACAAAAATCTGGTGCTGCAAAACCAACTTACGTTGCTACTGACAAAAAGAAAATGAAAAAAGAAGAAGTAGAAATTATCGAAGGAAAGGATAAGAAGGGTAAAGGTAGTGGCAGTAAAGATGCCTGCTATCATAAAGTCAAGTCACGTTATTCTGTATGGCCTTCTGCTTATGCTTCTGGTGCATTAGTCAAGTGTCGTAAAGTTGGTGCTGCCAACTGGGGCAACAGCACTAAGAAAGAGTCATATGAATTATCAAACTGGAGAGATGACTTCAAGGCAACTGAATATGAATTCGTTGATCTCATCAAACCCGAACCATTAAAGGGTGAGCAGATTGATGAAGGACAAAAGTGTTGGAAGGGGTATGAGAAGAAAGGCACCAAAAAGATGTTTGGTAAGACTTATAATAACTGTGTGAAAAAAGAGGAAAAGCAAATCGGTGGTGGCAATCTCAAAAAACTTGCCGGAAAAGCAATTAAGAGAGTTGATGCTGATGTTGATGGTGATGTTGATACCAAAGATATGAGTTCTTCTGAAACTGGAGAATTCGTACCATCTCCGTGTGGTAATAAAAAGTTAAAACCAAAAGTTAGATTTGAACAATCTGACTGGAGATCAGATCTTGGTGAAGATTGGCAAAAAGTCAATAAGTCTGATAAGACTGATGGTATGTCACAGAAAGCAGTTAATGCTTATCGTCGTGAAAATCCAGGTTCAAAGTTAAAAACTGCCGTAACAGGTAATCCAAAGAAAGGAAGTAAGGACGCAAAGAGACGTTCATCTTATTGCTCTCGTTCAGAGGGACAAAAAGATATGCACAATATTGATTGCACTAAAACACCTGATAAGGCAATTTGTAAAGCCCGTCGTCGTTGGAAGTGCTGAACAATGCAAGTAATTAAAGTTTTAGGAGAATCAACTCAAGTCAATGCTGGATCTGGATCATCAGTTCCTGGTTCAGTAAACGGTAGTCTTGGTGCTGCACTTGGTGCAGAATATGTAATGCTTCAACATAGTCATTCATCAGATCGTTTAGTTGAAATAAGAACTGGTGCTGGAGTTACATATGGTAGTATACATATGGCAGGAAAAGATCCAATTATTGTTCATAAAGCAAGAACTGATTTGATTTATTCAAGTGCATCAGATGTATATGCAACATCGGTAGTATATCAAGGATGATTTAATTTAAATTATGAGTGAAGTATATCTTGGTAATCCTAATCTAAAAAAAGCAAATACACCGATCCAATTTACTGAGGAACAAGTCATTGAGTTCCTTAAGTGTAAAGAAGATCCGGTGTATTTTGCTAATAGGTATATTAAAATTGTTTCTCTTGATGAGGGTCTAACACAGTTTCATCCATATGATTTCCAAGAGAAACTAATTCATAATTTCCATAATAACAGATTTAATATCTGTAAGATGCCACGACAGACTGGTAAATCCACTACAGTCGTATCATACCTTTTGCATTATGCTGTATTCAATGACAGTGTAAACATTGGCATTCTGGCAAACAAGGCAGCAACTGCTAGGGAACTTCTTAGTAGGTTACAAACTGCTTACGAAAACTTACCAAAATGGATGCAACAGGGTATCATATCATGGAACAAAGGATCGATGGAGTTGGAAAATGGCAGTAAGATATTGGCAGCTTCTACGTCTGCAAGTGCTG